CTATGAGCAAAAAAATTAGTTAACGCAAGAGCTAATGTAGCTAATTGCGGCACAGTTACGGTATCTACGTTTTCGGGATTAATTGCCATCTGCTGTTTCTATTAAATTATTGTTTCCATCCTGAACTAATTCTAACACTGTAGAATCTGTTGCAAGAACTGTTTTAAATATATTTGTTTCTAAAATCGGCTTTCCTATGCCTATAAAATTAGCCGTGAATGAATAAGGGCTATCTAAATCGGCTGTTTCTCGGTATTGCGTTATCCTCACTTTACCTTCCCGAGTTATTGATGTTTCTAAATCCTCCATTTTGGCCCAAAATTCAGTTTTATTTAAAGCTAATAAAGCTATTTCCTGAAAGTTTGCTTTAGCTATTTTGTCTGCCATTTTGAGGCCTACAGCGAAACCATCCATATCAAAAGACCATGAAAGATATCCGCCCTTAGATTGATCGTAACCACCGTCACATTTATTTCGCGTGCTTATGCTTTCAATATCCATACCGAACCCATTAGATACGCCACAAACTATAGGGCGATAATCTAAACCGCGTTCAGCCGTTAACGCTGTCGTTACATCAATCCAAATCAGGTATGCGGTTCCGTTTAAAAGATTCATCGATGTAAATATATGAAAAAGAATTATATCCTAAACCAATTACTACTAGCAGAATTATAAACCCATGTTGCAGTATTGCCGCCCAATAGTGTTGTTACGTTATGCAAAACTATCAAATCCTGCTGCGTATTTATGGCCGCTACGTTTCCGTTTATGGCTACTGAGTTTTGTATTACATTCATTCTAAAGCGCTCCTATAATCATCCAGTTTGCCCCATTACTTTGTAAAGCAAGCATTGAATATTGTGTGTTAATTATTTTGGTTGAACTACCATCTATTAATTGACTTGATGTTGTGGATATTGTCACCGTTCCTGTTCCGCTGTTTTTTATACGGTAAATCTTCCCGCTAACTCCTATAGCGGTGGGTAGGGTAATTGTAGGACTATTGGCCGTAACGTTTACAGTTCCATCGGTTGCTAATATTGAATAGTTGGCAGATACCCCGACATAACTTGGCGCTGCAGATGCAATAGCATTAGATACAAACGCAGTAGTCGCAATACTCGTGTCGTTATCCCCGGCCGTTGGTGTTGGTGCTTTTGGATCGCCTGTAAATGTTGGCGAAGCTAAAGGAGCGTAACCGGTCAATGATGGTATTTCACTAAGAAGGGCCAATCCACCACCCCCAAATTGTGGCCTTGTCGTAAAGTTCCACAAACCAGATATGGTAGCCGCTAACGTCTTAATATTTGTCCACCATCCCAATAATTTAAAAGGGGTGATAAATTTATCGTCATTTGTCCCCGCAGCCGTTTCTGTTGCATCAGCTTTAACAGGAATATCAGATGTTAAAGCATATCCGGATAGATCAATTGTTGCGCCTCCAGATGATGGAGAATTAACCCCTGTTGGAGTTCCCACACTTACTCCGTTTTTGTCTTTTTCCGTGCCATAGTCTTCTTTTACTTCTTCGGTAAATGGTATTTGCTCAGTCAGAACTTGGGCAAACCTTAATTTCCTTTCGTCTTTCTTTAGGTCAAATCGTCCAGATAAGAAAATATATTTACCCGGCAAAAAAGTAACCGATAATAATGTATTTATGTTGATTAAGCCAAATCCAATAAAATTAGCCTCTAAAATACGATAAGGCTGTGAATGTGTTATTAATTCACTATTTGCAATTATATGTAATAAACTTTCACTTTCTGTAATTCCAGCCCTTGACCATTTATCAGACGGAACTGTGGGAGGTGGCAATCCTATTGATATTTGAGAAGTCCTTTTATTGTTCGGCTCATCACCATGCAAAAGCAAAATAGGGTCTTTTGTATAAGTCTGCTTAGTTAGCGTTTTTTGGCGATTGTATAAGCCTACAGGTGGCTTAGTTTGATCAGCCGTAACTGCTGGGGTTACTTGAACGTTATTTATTTTTGTTGCGTAATCAGCGGAGCCAGCTTCTTGTAAAGATTGAACACCAAAATACAATGTGTAGTCTGAATCCCTAGAGTTCACCTTAAAGTTTACAGTTACCTGTCCTCCAAAATCACCGCTTCTATATCTTATAACATAAAAAGCAAAACCTGATTGCCAGCCATTTTCAGCAGTAAAATAATTACCCGATCCATCGGATATTAAAACCCCCAAATAAAGGAATATTAAAGCGGCCCCGCCTGGAGCGCCAGGCACTTGCATGTCGAAGTTAATAGTTACTTGCTCTGTGGCTCTAATCGATACACCGTTATTGTTAAATATGCGGCCGCTTGATCCGCTTGAATCAATTACTATATAATGGTCAGTTGTTTCTTTTTGCGGGCCGTCTGGATCATTGTCATCAACAGGAACCATTCTTGTTTCGGTATGAGCTACGGCCCCGCCTTGCGTTACCCATCCATCAGGCAAGCCAGTTGGATATGAACTCCAAGTATCCATGTTACCATTAACCAGCTGATTTGCTGGGTAGCCATAACGATAATAAGCCGTAGAAGATGCTAAAGCTTTAGCAAATGCAATATCGCCAACTGGCTGTAATTCTTCTGTAATTCCGCCCGCGTTTATTTCATTGCCAATAATTGAGCCTGTTAAAACAACCCCATCTTTATCAAAATTCCAGCAATTTACAGGCCCTTTACTTTTTTCTAAAATGTTTATGACCTGCCATACGCCTCCAAATTGATGCAGTTGAGCAAACCAACGTTCCATTATAGAGCGGATAACTTCTAAACAGCTGAAAGAATTTCCATCCGTATCAATAAAAGCATCTACGTTAATGTATGATTGCGCTAAAGGACACGTTAAAGTATTCATCGAATCTTCAAACGTATTTATCCCTATAGCAAAACCCAAATCTAAATCAGTTTTAGCTAATGCAAACCTAAGTACATCAATGTCTTTTATAAATCCTTTGTACTTTGTCCCGTCTTCTTGCAGAAATGGTACGCTTTCTAATGTTCCTATTGCATCCGTTCCTTTTACTGATACTTCATAAGGCTTTGATGCATAAGGCTCGCTACAGCTATCCGGGATTAGCCAACTACTATGCTGCCACGCCCCAGAAATCTCTATTCTCCATTCACGTTCATCGGCCGTATATAAAGAAGATAATTCAAAATCACCTTCTGCAATAATATTTAATGAGCATCCAGATCCGTAAATTGGTACGCTTTTAATGTCTCCCTTATCTGAATATTCGATTACAGCAGGTTCATTTTCTTCGCCAGCAAAAATTATACGTATAGGATCAGGTACAGGATCAGTATCCAACATCCTTTTTTTAAGCTTGATAAAAATATCTTCGCCAGACTTATTGCAAAAGTCACCTTCGTAAATCGTATTTAAAACGTTTGCCATTTATCCCTGTCTATTTCTTGTGCCGCTTGCTTTGCGGTATGATGTAACAATATCTTGTCCTCTTATAACTGATTCCGCAACCATTACAATAGGTTCGTTTGAGCTTCTTGCGATTACATTTCCAGCATCATCAGTTTCGCCTAAAAGATTTTTAAGTTTGCTTAATGGCGCAACAACTTCCGGATCTGATTTAGCCCCTGCGTATTCACCCATTAAACCTAAAGTCGGTCCACTTATAATACCTCCATTAGCAAAAGCAGTTACGCCACTTTTGCCGCCCCCTTTTTGCCCTCCTACAAAGCTGCCAATTGCCCCGGCCGCGATCTTTAACGCTAAGCCCGCAGCAACAGCTGCAAAGCCCGCAGCAATACCGGCACCCGGAACGGCAATAGCTAAATCTAATTTCCCTTTTAAAATTGCCGCAGCTCCGTATTCAATTAATAAATCACCGAATTGCGAAAGGAAGTTACCAAAACCGGATAGAATAGAGGTGCCAATTGCGTTTATAACATCACCTCCGTTAGCCAAAGCTGCACCGATAGAATCACCTATAGTTGATAAAGTAGAGCCGAATCCTTTTTCTATTGTACTTGCAAACTTCTCGTTAAAGGCATCAGCTTCTTTTTGAAGTTCGCTAAATCCAGTTACAACAGGCTGTATCTTTAGTTTTGGCTGAATAGTGAACTCTTTTGAACTTATCCCGAGCAAAGAAGTTGCGTCAGTTGATAACCCACCTAGATTGCTACCTCTTACAAGTTTAGATAATTCTTCTTGCTTTGATATAAGCCCCGAAACGGCGGCAGATGCAGGAGCAAAACCAATCTTAACAAGATCGTTGATAGCCTTCTGATAACTATCAATATCTGCAATTCTTTTCTCATTAAAAGTATCTCCGAAGGCTAAGTCATTCTGTTTAAGCTCAATACTTAATTCTGCAATTATCTCAGATAGTGTTTTTGTCTTTTTTGCAGCAGTATCTTTTGAGGTATCTATTCCAGTAACGCTAACAACGCTTTGTTGTTTAACAAGCTCTGAGGTTATTTCTTTTTCTATGCCTAAGCTTTCATGCCTTTTAGACGCGATTTGCTTCGTAGTTGCATTTATCTGGTCTTGTAAATTTTTAGATTTACTTTGCTGTTCCGCCGCCCTAGACAAATCTTTACTAAAATCCGTTGTTCCTCCTAAAGTTGACCCGCTTATGTTAGTAGCATTTTTAGCTGCAGATTTAGATCTTTCGTCTATTTCTTTTTGTGTTTTTAATTGTTTCTCTAATCCTTTTTGTTTTTGGGATAATTGAACAATTTCTTTTTCGTTTTCAACTAAAATATCTGTTCTTGCTGCAGCTTTTGCCACAGCAATAATATCAACGGATAATTGTTTATAAGCGGCAGATGCTTTTCCTAAAGCTATTTGCTCGGCTGAGAAATTAGCAAATGTTTTAGGGTATTGGTCTTGTAATGCTTTTGCAGCCTTAATCCTTTCGTCCATTGGAATTTTAAGATTCCTGCTAGCTTCATATAAATGGTTAAGGTTTATTAAATCCTTTTGGCTGTTTTCAAGACCTCTAATTTGCGCCCTAGTGGAAGCATCCAATGATTTTATATAATCATCTAAGGCTTCCTTAGCCGAACGTGTGTTTTTTGCTTTTTCCGCGTCTGCCTTTGCTGCTCTTTGTGAATATTGAGTATAAACAAGGTATAGCGAAGAAACAACAGACAAAGCAAGACCAATACCTCCGACTCCCATTAAAGACGAAGCCAAAGCTTTAAATGCGAGAGCGTTGCTGCCTGTTTCGGTTTTTAATCTTTGAAATGATTCTAATAATGGATTTAAGTTATTTTGAATACCAATAAATCCGAACGGCGCATCCTGAGCAACCCTGCCTAAGTTGGTCAAAGCCATAGCGGCCTGATTGGATCCGGTGGTTAATGGACGAACTATCGCAGGAACCGAAGCCCCTAACCTCTGAACGCTTAATGTGCCTGCGTTCATTGCGGCGGTGAACTGACTTAAGTTTACCCTATTTACGTTAGCTACATTACGACTAATATTGCTAGCCATTGATGCAACACTATTGCTAGTGTTATCAGCAGCATTAGCGCCCGCAAGTAAATTAGCTACAAAACTGTCAACCCTTGCTTGTAATTCCGCTGATAATACTACATCTGCCATTATTTTTTATTTTGTTGCTTCATAAACTTGTTTAAAGTCTGAATTGCAAGGTTTGTAGCTATTTTATTTCTTTCTTTGGCTTTTTTAACTGTTAAGTAAGTCGGCCAAATATCATCTAATGTGGTTTTCTTTGCTGATTTTGGATCTGCGCCCATTGCAAAAACAAGCCATCCCAGTTTCCTAAAGTTTTCCTCAATTACCATTAATCCGTCACGATAGCCTTTGCATTTAAGTTCAAACTGAAATGGGGTTAA